CGTTTCCTGCGGTTCTCTGCTGGGCTGCGCCTCCAGGAGGATGATAGCGGACCCCGACATTTCATGATAAAAACGCCCCCATGGGCCAGATCACCATCAACGGCAGCGAACTCGGTAACGCGCTCAGACGCGACTTTTACGTATATGTTCTGTTTCGTCCGTGGGACGGCTCTCCCTGCTACATCGGCAAGGGACATGGCAGTCGGTGGAAGCACCACGAGCAGATGGCCGCCAGCGGAAAGCACTACAATAAGCACCTTGCGCATATCGTTGTGAAGGCAAATGGCGAACTTCCCAAGGTCAAGATAAGGCAGGCATTGACCAGCGCCGAAGCCTGCGAAATTGAAATCGCATTCATTAAGGCTATCGGCCGTCAGATTGATGGTGGCCCTCTTGTAAATCTGACGGACGGTGGTGACGGCAAGCAGAATTACGTGACGCCACCCGAGACTAGGGAAAAAATCAGACAGTCCAATATTGGAAAAAAGCATTCTGATGAAACGCGGGCGCTAATGAGCGAACAGCGTCGTGTTCCAAAATCTCCAAGGCATGTTGCCAATCAAGCCGCCTCGCAGAGAGGTAAAATCATATCAGAAGAGCATCGCTCTCAAATGCGAGAGGCTGCTGCTGAACGGTGGGCTAAAGAAGAAGAACATCAGAAATTGCGTGACTACTTTTCCAGTCTTACCGAAGAAGAACGCGCCAAAAGAAGAAAAACGATCAGCGAGCGAACTCGCCTCTGCATGTCAGAATCAGGAGCTGGTCTGAAAATCAGCGTTGCGCTTACAGGCCGGGTCCATGATGAGGAAAGACGAAAGTTAACCAGCGTTTCGGTAAAAAAAGCCTACGAAGAAAAGCCAGAATTTAGACGCAGGAATGCCGAGCATTTGAGGCAATTTGACGGGTTCAGTGGGCGGAAGCATAGCGCAGAAACCCGCGCTAGGATGAGCGCCTCACAACAGGCACGTGCTGACCGCTTGCGTGCCGCAAAAATGGCGGAGGCGTAAAAATGGGCCAAGTTATTATCAATGGGAGTGAACTTGGCAATTCTCTGACCGGAATGTTGATGGCTCCAGATATCGAGCCAGGTGACCAACCCAGCTATGAATTGTGTAAGGAACTTTGGGCAAATCATCCACTGGGGCAAAAAATGGTGGAAGCCCCGATTGCCATGGCGCAGTGCCAGGAGCGAGAGATCAGCGTTCCGGACGCGCCCGAGGACATGGTGCGGGATGCCTTCCGGGCGGAATGGAAGTCCATCGGGGCGGATGACATCATCTACAACTGCATGGCAACGTCGCGGGCCTACGGCATTGCCTCGGTTGCGATCAAGGTCGAAGGGGTGCCGGACGATCAGCCGATTGACCTCAAGAAGCTGTATAAGGCTTCGGTGTCGTTCTCGGTATTCGACCCGCTGAACACGGCCGGATCACTCGTACTGAACCAGGACCCCAACGCAATAGACTATCAAAAAGTACAGAGCATTGCCGTATCTGGGGTGCCGTATCACCGATCCCGCGTCGTCGTGATGATGAACGAGAAGCCCATATACATTCTCTATACGTCATCGGCCTTTGGCTTTGTCGGCCGCAGCGTGTTCCAGCGTGCGCTATTCCCGCTCAAGTCTTTCATTCAGTCGATGGTGACTGACGACCTCGTTGTGAAAAAGGCGGGGGTGTTCATCGCCAAGCTGAGCGTGGCCGGGGCCATCATCGACTCGATCATGCAGGCGTCGGCGACGATCAAAAGGCTGTTCATAAAGGAATCGACCAACGGCAACGTCATCTCGATCGGGGAAAAGGAAGCAATCGAGACGCTCAACATGCAGAACATCGACAAGGCGTTCGGCATGGCTCGTAAGGATATCCTGGAGAATTGTGCAACCGCCGGAGACATGCCTGCCAAAATCCTAAATTCCGAGACATTCGTGGAAGGCTTCGGGGAGGGGAGCGAAGACGCCAAGGATGTAGCCCGGTGGTTGGACCGGTTCCGCGTCAAGATGTCGACGCTGTACACGTTTTTCGATGAGATCGTCATGTACCGGGCATGGAACCCGGAATTTTACAAGACCGTCCAGGCTGAGCATCCCCGCTACAAAAAGGTCAGCTACGAGCAGGCATTTCATCAATGGCGCAAGAGCTTTGCTGCAAAATGGCCGAGCCTCCTGACTGAGCCGGACAGCGAGAAGGTTAAGACCGAGAAGGTCAAGCTTGAAGCCATCGTCTCGCTGGTCGAGGTGCTTCTGGCCGCCCCGGTCCCGCAAGAGGTCAAGGCACAGACGCTCGAATGGATGCAAGACAACATCAACGAAAACAAGATGATGTTCAAGAACCCGATGGTTTTGGACACCGATGCGATTGCATCATTTGAGCCGCCCGCGCCGATGCCTGGTGAGGCTGGCGGAGAGCCTGCGCCAAAGCCTAAAGGCATCACCGCCAGCGACGCCCAGGATCGCGCCAAGCGCAGGGCTGATGAGGCCACGACCAGATCAGTGTCCGATCTGCTGGCGAGGTTGCCGGCGCTGATGGACCAGCGCAAGCCTGCTGTGAACGGGCATTTGAACGGGAAGGGACGATCATGAGCGCAGATGCGGAAATGCCACGATACGAGTGTTTCAAAAAGGTATGGGCGTTCAAAATACGGATGATCTCCCGCCACGCTGATGGAAACGCCACGATTGTTCCAGAGGAAAATGGCTATGCGCCGATCGTCGTATCATTAGGGTACGTGAACAAGCACAATCCCCAGGTCGGCGGTTATTACGTGGTCTACGATGACGGCTACAAGTCGTTCTCACCAGCCAAAGCGTTCGAGGAAGGCTATCGGAGACTGCTGTAAATGGAAGGTAGCCGCGCCAGAAACGACTTCTACTCGGTTCTCACGGCTGCCGTGAACGACCTAGCTGAAGCTGGATTTGATAGCGTCGAGCGGGTCGCGGCATGGACCCGCAAGCTCCGCGAGGCCGCCGAGCGGTCCATGATTTCGCCGGCATCGCTAGAGCAAATGCTGCGGGACGGCCTCGCTGTCACCTATCGCAAATTTGTGGAGGAAGGCCGGATCATCGAACTGCACCCAGGCGTGGCGCGCTACACGATTGATCGCATTCGGCCGGCGCTGCGCTCGGAACTTGATCGCCGCATTGCGGCATCCGCTGATTTGATCCGCCTCAATCGCGAGGAGGCCATCAACAAGACGCTCCGGCGGTTCTCTGGATGGGCGACGTCAATCCCCAAGGGTGGCACCGAGGCTGCGGACAAACGGGAGGTAAAACGTGACATCAGGAAATCTCTGGCCCAGCTTCCCTTTGAGGAAAGGCGCGTCCTCATCGATCAGGGGCATAAGCTTGTGTCCTCGATTTCTGACATCGTGGCAACCGATGGCGGGGCGATTGCCGGTGAGTGGAAATCACATTGGCGCCAAGCTAATTACGACTACCGCGAGCCCCACAAGGAACGAGACGGTCATTGTTATCTTGTGCGCGGTTCCTGGGCACACAACGCAGGCCTCGTGCGCCCCGCCGACGGCTACACGGATGACATCACCAAGCCGGCGGAAGAAATAAACTGCAGATGCCAATATCGCTGGGTGTACGCCATCCGCGACCTTCCCCCTGACATGCTGACCGCCAAGGGCAAGAAGGCGCTTGAGGATGCGCGATCCGCGGCGCGGGCGGACGCCACCGATGACGATGCGATGGCGGTTATGCGCCGGGAGTACGATCCAGCGATAGCTGACCTTACGGAGTTGGCTAGACGTATGATCTTGTGAGCCTGAGCGGTGCCTCCCCGGCATTTACCGCAGCTCACGAGAGGCCCGGCGCACTCCCTGGCGCCGGGCCATCTCTTTCGCCGCAGGCGTTTCGGTGTTATTGCTTGCACTCGCCGCGCGGAGAATGCCGAAATGTGTCCCCTCACGGACAAAGGCCAAGAAATCCTCAAGTCTATGGAAAAGACTTATGGGTCCGAGAAGAAGGCTGAGCATGTGTTTTATGCTTCCAAGAATGCGGGGAAGATCACTGGCATTGATGCCGCGGATGCAGAGAGAATAGGTTTTCAGTCGTCCGGTGCGCAGCGCGGAGAGTTCAAGGGGGCATCAAAGACCACCACTGCACCGTTGAGCGCGGAACAGCGCGCAGAATGGCAAAGGCGCGCCGCGGAGGAAATGGCCGCTGCGGAACGAAAATATGGCAAGCCTCGCGATCTTGCCTCATCGGCTGGGGGCGGCATTGGCGAGCGCATCGGATTTAAGTCTCTGGGGACGAAGAAAGACGATGACGCATGCATGCGGGGCGATGTAGGTAAAATCACCCCCAGCGTCACGAGCCTCGAATATCTTGCCCCGAAGAAGACGTCAGCCAAGCCGAATATGGCTCAGCTTCGAGAACAGTTGTTACAAGCGGAACGGGAGAGGGAGCGCAACATACCAGAAAACACAAGGGACGATGACATTCGCGATATCCGCGACCGTGTGATTGATGCGTGTTCCCGTTCTCTGGCGGACAGCTTCGTCGGGATTGAGCGGGCGTCGAAGCGGATGGACGCGGCGTTTAGTGAAAGCGATCATCCTCGCGACGAAGAAGGAAAGTTCAGCGAAAGCGGAACTTCCAAACATGAAATTGATCCTGATAATTTGGTGTTCAGAGAAGAGATGCAAAATCGCACCGAAGAAACTAAGGAAAGATTCCCAGAAGGAGAAGGTTATCCAGCAATAGTCACAATTCACAAAGATGGAGAAGAGCACATATTAGACGGTCATAATAGAGCTGCAGTAGCAAAAGAGCGCGGTGAGAAAATTCAAGCTGTCTCTATTACCGATGATGAATACGAAAAGTTAAAAGTAGACTTTGATGATATGGAAATAGCCTACGCAGCATTAGAGTTTTCTGGAGAAGAAGAAGCAGCCAGTGACTTAGATAGACAATTCTCTAGTTCAGTTGCCAAGAGAGGTCAAAAAGCTCTGTCTGCGCTTGATAAATTGAGATCAGCGTGATCGACCCCTCCAAATTAGACGCCGCATGCGATGCCTTTGAGAGGCTGAAGTGATGAAATCCGCAGGCGTGATGTTCGTTTCGGGCGCGGGGAATGTCCTATTCCTCAAGCGCGCCCCTACGGCACCAGACTGCCCTGATTGCTGGGATTTTCCCGGCGGTGGCCAGGAAGGCGACGAGACGGCTGAGGAAACAGCCATCCGCGAGACCCGCGAGGAAATAGGCTTTGTCCCGGACGGCAAGCGGCAATACCACACCCGACAGGCGCCCGGCAGCGCTCCAATCCCGGCAATGGCGAATGCAGGGATCACCGGCATTAACGCTTGGCCCCCGCCAGAAGTGGATTTCACCACGTTCATCCAACGGGTGAACAACGAATTTACGCCGGACATGGACAGCGAGCATGTGGGCTACGCTTGGTCCCCGGTAACGTCGCCGCCGCAACCGCTGCATCCCGGATGCACCATCGCGCTCGAGCGCCTAAGCATGGATGAGCTCGGCGTGGCGCGCGCAATTGCCGCCGGCCGTCTCACCTCGCCGCAGCGCTACGCGAATGTGTGGTTATTCTCAATCCGGATCACCGGAACGGACATTGCCTATCGGTCCAAATACGATGAATTTGTGCATAGAAATCCCGATCATTATCTCAATGAAGAGTTTCTGGCGCGATGCAATGGCCTCGCCGTTATATGGAAACATCCTAAGAAGGCATTGCTAGACAGCAAGGAATTTAGCGACCGTATTGTAGGGACGATCTTTTTGCCGTATATCGATGGGGATGAAGTTTGGGGAATTGCCAAAATCTACGATGAGGGCGCGGCTCTCGCGATGGATAAAGGGCAACTCAGCACCAGCCCGTCGGTGTTTTTCGAGGATTTAAGTGTCAACACGAAATTGGTCACAGAAGACGGTCGCAAGGTTCTCATTGAGGGCAAGCCTTCCCTGCTTGACCATGTGGCCATCGCCGAACTCGGAGTCTGGGACAAGGGCTCTAATCCCACCGGCATCAGGTCAGAATCACGAGAGGACTCGCATATGAGCGCCGAAGACGACAAGGCTAAGAAGGATGCCGAGGAGAAAGAGACCAAGGAGCGCGAGGACAAGGCGAAGAAAGACGCTGAGGATAAATCCAAGGCCGACGCCGCTACGTCCGAGAAGTTGGACAAGATGCTGTCATTTGCGGACGGCATGAGCAAATACTGCGATTCCATGACTAAGCGCATGGACGCCTTCGAGAAACAACGAGACGACGCTGCCAAGGCCGATGCGGCCAAGAAGGACGCCGAGGACAAGAAAAAGGAAGAGCCTGAAAAGGTAGCCGCCGACAAGGCGAAGAAAGACGCCGAGGACAAGGAAGAAAAAGAAAAGGAAGAAAAAGCCAAGAAGGATGCGGCCGACAAGGCGCGGGACGATGCCGCCCGCGCGGATTCCAATGAAGCGCTCATGAAGCGCATCAAGGAACTTGAAACCACCCTAGCCACCGGCGTGCCGATGCTCAGCACGCATCAGGATTATGGCAAGATGGCCGATCATCAGTCTCGCGCCGACGAGGTGATCAAGCTATTTGGCATTGGCAAGGGTGCTCCGGAGCCGATGCGCGGCGAGACCGAGAACGCCTATCGGCGCCGGCTAGCCCGTTCGCTGCAGCCTCATTGCGAGAAGTGGAAGTTGGTCGACCTGACTTCCGTCGCGTTCGCCGATGAAGCGATATTTGTCCCCATCGAGTCCGACATCTATCAGGCCGCATGGACCGCAGGAATGCGCCCCGATGCCGGCATTCCAGATGGGGAGATGCGCCCGAAAACGCGCCGTTTGGACAGCGGTCACACCATCATCGAATATTACGCGGCGCCTGGAGTGGGTCCTGCGGCGGCTTGGGCAAATAAGTTTGCCGGGCCTGTCCGCAACTACCACGTCGGCCCCATCAAGCTGCAGAAGCACTAATGCGCCCGGCTGGCGCCTAGCGAGGAAATATCAC